GTTGGGCCAAATACTCGTGAAATTAAAGAAGGTGATTTGGTTTTGTTGAATCTTCAAAATTATATCAAAAGAAAATGGAAGGAAAATTCCATTAAAGAAGATATAGAGAACATGGAAGAATCTTATGTATACGATATTCCTAAGATTTTAATTAATGGTCAAGTATATGCCAAATTACAAGATAGAGATATTGATGGTATAATTGAGGATTATGAGGAAGTAGAAATTACTGAATCTGAAAAAGATAGTTTAATTTAATTTATAGCCCAGTATAAGCTGGGCTTTTTTGTTATGCATTTAATTGAATTAGTTAATTATGAAATAGTGCCTACACAAGAATGTTTTCTTGTAAAACCGTTAAGGGATTTATTTAATGCTGATAAATCTAAGCAAAAAGAGAAATTCTTTCAACAACTAAGTGTAGTGTATTTTATGGCTGACCCAAGAAGTTCTTATAATTATATTACTGATTTAGAAGCTAGATTGGAGATTATTAAAGAACAAGAAGGATTGCCTAAAGATTTTAAAATAGATGGTAAGGTACAAGAAGCTATTGATTGGTATAAGAAACATACACTAACAACATCTTCATTACTGTTAGACGATGCTAGACAAGCAGTTGATAAGATAAGACAGTTTTTAAGAGATGTAGATTTAAATGCTACTGATGATAAGGGTAAACCAAAATACACCATTAACACGGTAACAACAGCTTTGAAGTAGTTACCTCAATTAGCTAAAGACCTTAAAGACACAGAGAAAATCCTCACTCTTGAAATAGAAGAAGTAGGAAGAGCAAGAGGAGGTAATGAATCTAAATCACTTATGGATGATGGTGTATTATGACAAGAGACTTATCACAATATGTATTTAATGAATATCAATCATCTTTAGAGGAATTAAAAATAGACCAATACCCTGAAGAAATATAGGAGTAGTTTTTTGATTTCATTAATACGGTTCCTTATATAAAAAATCTTATTGCTGTAGATAGACCTAGAGCAAAAGATTTGCCTAGAGATGAAGATGGTAAGATAGTGGTTGATTTAACAAATCCTCCTATTATAGAAGATATAGATTTCTTTAGACCTGTAGCAAAGCACTTTGAAGCTACAGGAAAAGTATGTAATTTAAGACCAAATCCAAATCCAAATAGTGAATATGGTAAGTGGATTAGAGAGGAAGTAAGAAGATGCTATGAAGGGTATGTAAGGCCTTCTGACGGTGCTTGGGTTACTGGTGATATGTATTTCTTTTTGAATTACTGTCCTATTATGAAAGCTAAAAGGTCTAGTGCTAATAGTAAGAAAGGTTCTCGTGTAGAAGGTTTCCCTGATTTTTGGGAAGGACACTTTCTAAAATTTCACTATATGCATCAAGCCAGAGAGAATGCTAAACATGGTTCTGAATTAGCATCTAGAGGTGTGGGTAAATCATTTACTATGGCAGCTTTAGCAGCTAAAAGATTTCTAATGGGGGAATCTAGAGAAGCGTCAAAAAGAGTAGAGACTTTTATAGCATCTTACAGAAAGGATTATCTTAATGACGATGGTATATTAAATAAGTTTGAAAGTTATATAGACTGGTGTGCCGAGAATACAGAATTTCCTAGAAAGAGACTTATTAGTTCTATGAATAATATGCACTGGCAATCAGGGTATAAAGAGAATGCTTCTGAAGCAAAGAAGGGGAGTCTTAATGAGGTTATAGGTGTTTCTGTAAAAGATAGTGAAGGTAAGTTAAGAGGTAAGAGAGGTGCTTTCATTGGTTTGGAAGAGTTTGGTTCTTTTCCTAACTTGATTGGTTTATATGGTACTCTTAGACCTTCTATGGAGGATGGTGATGTTGTATTTGGTATGATTTATTGTCAGGGAACTGCGGGCGATAAAGATTCAGACTTTGCTGCAGCACAAAAAATCATGTATTCTCCAAGGGCTTTTAATATGTATCCTGTATAGAATGTTTATGATAAAGTAGGACAAGGAAGACCTGAATTTGTTTTCTTTTTTCCTGCTTACATAAATAGAAATGGGTGTTATAATAAAGATGGTATAAGTGATGTAACTAAAGCTTTACTAGAAATTCTTATAAATAGATACACCGTAAAGTACAATTCTACTGATTTAAATCTTATTACTAAAACAATTTCAGAGCATCCTATTGTACCACAAGAAGCTATTCTTAGGTCTAGAGGTAATATGTTTCCTGTTACACAATTAACAGAAAGACTTAATGAGTTGGATAAAAATCCTAATGGTTTTGATTCTACCTATATAGGTACTTTAGTACAGAACAGTAAAGGTGATATAGAATTTACCCCTACAATGGATAATCCTATCAGAGAGTTTCCTCTTAACGATAATAAATATACAGGAGCTTTAGAAATATATGAGATGCCTCAAAAGGATAGTTCAGGAAAAGTATTTGCAGGCAGATATATTATGGGGTTAGACCCTGTTAATAATGATTAGGCTGATACTCTTTCTCTTACTTCTGTTTTTGTTTTAGATTTATTTACAGACAGAATAGTTGCTGAATACACAGGTAGAACAGATTATGCTGATGATGCTCTAGAGTTAGTGAGAAAATTATGTATTTTCTATAATGCTAAATGCTTGTACGAAAACAACATTAAAGGGCCTTATGCTTACTTTTCATCAAGAAGATGTTTACACTATTTAGCAGATACTCCTGAGTATTTAAGAGATAAGCAGATTATTAAATATCAAGGATTTGGTAATACATCTAAAGGTGTTGCTGCTCTTGCAGCTGTTAATAATTATGCTAACAGTTTAATTAGAGAGTGGCTCATTAAACCTGTTACAATAGTTGTTAATGAAGATGGTCAAGAAGTAGAAAAAGTAGTTTCAAATATGGCTTTTGTTAAAAACAGAGCACTTTTACAAGAATTAATAAGTTTCAATCCTGATGGTAACTTTGATAGAATCAGAGCATTAGGAATGGTGATGCTTTATAGAGGGGAGTTTATAGATAAATATGAAGGAGATTTATCTAGAACAAGACATCAAGAAAAAATAGAAGAGGATAGTTACTTTAAATAGTATGATACAATGAAAGCAATGTTTGAAAAACATTAATATGCAATTAATTATTTTTTAATACTATTGTTTATTTAAAACAAATTTATTAACTTTGCAAAAAATATATATATAAAGATATGAATAATATAACACATCAGTTTCCAGCACAGCAATTACCCTATAAACAAAAAGGGAAAACTTGGAGAAAACAATGTGTAGATTTTGCGTGTAATCATACTTTTTTGGTTAGTGGTGCTAATAGAAAATCAACAGCCAATAAACAAATTAACTATAATTTATTAAACGGTATTGTTGATATGCATGATATGTAGGTCATCTTGAATCCAACAGGGTTACAGGATGACCTTGTTCCTAATGCAATACAGCATTATCCTATTATTAACAGTAAACTGAATATTCTTAGAGGAGAAGAATCTAAGAGATTGTTTGATTATAAAGCAATAGTTACTGACCCCAATTCAATTTCAGAGGCCTCTAACGAAAAGAAAGCATTACTTCTTCAAGATTTACAATAGTTAGTTTAGAATACTGCTATTTCAGAGGAACAAGCTAACCAAAAATTAGAAGAACTTAATCAATATTATTCTTACACATGGTAGGACTTTAGAGAGTAGAGAGCTAACATTCTTTTAAAACATTATAATCTAGAAACTAATTTTTCTGCTTTATTTAATGATGGTATTATGGATGCTCTTACTGTAGGAGAAGAGTTATACTTCTGTGATATAATTGGAGGTGAGCCTACTTTAGAGAAACTTAATCCTACAAATGTTACTGTTTTTAGGTCTAGCTATTCTAAAAAAGTAGAAGATGCAGATATGATTGTAATAAAAGACTATTGGAGTCCAGGTAAAATTATAGATATATATGGAGAATCTCTTACTGAAAAAGATAGGAAATATATTGAAAATATTAATACAACTTCCTTTGGAGGAAGTAGCACTGATGAAATGGCTAATTGGGATGAGCGAAGAGGATGGGTATATGTAGGAGACAAAGATGACAACTTAAAAAATCAAGATACTATTAAGAATCTCTTTGGGGAGAGTGGTTATATGAATAATGACTCTGTTTGTGACTTTGATGGTAACATTAGAGTTATGAGGGTTTTTTGGAAATCAAGAAGAAAAATTAAGAAAATTACTTCTTTTGACCCCGAAACAGCCGAAGAAATTATAGACTTTTATCCTGAAACATATATACCTGATACGGACAGAGGAGAGAAAGAAGAGGTATTCTGGATTAACGAGGCTTGGGAAGGTACTAAAATAGGTGAAGAGGTGTATGTAAATATAAGACCTAGACCTATACAATACAACAGAATAAGTAACCCTTCTAGATGCCACTTTGGTATTATAGGTTCTATATACTCTATTAATGACTCTCAACCTTATTCTATGGTTGATATGATGAAGCCTTATAACTATCTTTACGATGTTATACATGATAGATTAAATAAACTTATAGCAAAGAATTATGGTAAATTAGTAAAACTAGATATGTCTTTAGTACCAAATAGTTGGGAAGTAGATAAATGGTTGTACTTTGCTAGAAAAGATAAAATTGCAGTTATAGATAGTTTTAATGAGGGAAAAGTAGGTGCTGCCACAGGTAAATTAGCTGGAGGACTTAATAATGCTTCTAATGGTGTAATAGACCTTGATGAAGGTAATACCATACAACAATATATAAATCTTTTGGAATTTGCTAAAATGGAGATGTCTGAAGTTGTAGGTATATCCAAACAAAGAGAAGGTCAAATTTCAAACAGAGAAACTGTTGGTGGTGTTGAAAGAGCTACATTACAATCTTCTCATATTACAGAATGGGTATTTGTTACACATGAAGACGTTAAAAGAAGAGTACTAGACTGTTTTATAGAAACTGCTAAAATAGCAATGAAGGGTAGAAATAAAAAGTTCTAGTATATAATGCCTGACTTTGCTCAAAGAATGGTTGAGATAGATGGTGATGCTTTTGCTGAATCAGATTATGGTATTGTTGTTGATGGAAGCCAGCAATCACAAGCACTTAATCAAAAAATGGATGCTCTAGTTCAAGCTGCTTTACAAAATCAAATGATTAATTTCTCCACAGCTCTTAAAATGTTTGCATCTTGTTCTCTATCTGAGAAATTGAGGATGATAGAAAATAATGAAAGAGAACTTCAACAAAGACAACAACAGGCTCAACAAGAGCAATTGCAAGTTCAACAACAAGAAGCACAAATGAAAGCTCAAACAGAGCAACAAAAGCTGGAGATGGAAAATCTACTTAATGAAAGAGATAATGATACTAAATTAACTATTGCAATGCTTCAAAGTCAATTATCTCAAGAAGAAACACCATCTGAAAATTCTGGAGAAAAAGAAGCTTTACTTGAAAAGATGAGAGAGTTTGATTTAAAACTTAAATTAGAAAGAGATAGATTAAACTTTGAAATTGATAAAGCCTCTGAAGACAGAAAAGTAAAAAGAGAGCAAATAAATACTCGTAAAACTCAAGTTAAAAAATGATTAAGAAAATAAAATGGATAGCTATTGGTATAGTTACTGTAATACTTATTGCATTAGGTATTATAGTAGCTATCCAAAATGCTAAGATTAATAGTCTTACAGAAGACTTATTAAATTCTAAAACAAATGAAAAAGCTCTTTTGTTACTAAATGATAGTAATAAAAATGAAGTAAGAAGTTTAAAATTAACTGTAGAACAATTAGAGTACTTTAATGATTCCATTCTCATTAAATTAAATAATGCAAGAAAAGAATTAAAAATTAAAAATGAAAGTATTCAAGAGTTACAGTATTTAAAAACATTAGTATCTAAAAAGGATACTGTTATTCTTAAAGATACTATTTTTGTAGAAGCAGTTAATGTGGATACTACAATTCAAGATAAGTGGCATAAAACTAATTTACAATTAAAATACCCAAATGAAATAATTGTTACTCCTGAATTTGTAAGTGAAAAAGCAATTATTACTTCTATAAAAAAAGAAACAGTAAATCCACCTAAAAAATGTAAATTTGCTAGATGGTTTCAAAAGAAGCATAAGGTTTTAGTTGTTGATATACAAGAAAAAAATCCTTATGTTACTACACAAGAATATAAACACATTGAAATAATTAAATAAAACAAATATTAATTTTAAGGGAAAGGGAGAGTAAAAGCACTTAAAATTATGATAGCAGAACATGTAGGAATTTTAATTGCCTCTGGTGCTGGTCTT